CTGATGGGAATGCAACTACCTCACCTTTCTTTAATTCTACTTTATGATCATTCCAAAAAAGTAATTCACCGCCTTGGTAATCATCATTTAGAACTCCAATAATACTAGTGACTGGAATACCACGTAGATCACCTTGAAACATATCATGAATATGATCGTGATGTGGTTTGATGCTATCCCCTTCAGTATATTTGTTGAACTTGATATTAGAAGCTACAGACCAGAATAAATCTGAATTTGTATTTTCTGGTTGATGATACTTGTCGTGGTATGCGATACAAAGATCTTGAATCAAAGGATATATTTTTCCAGAAGCAGTATCATCTTTCAAAGTTTGAAAATCTGCTTCTTCTATATCTTGTTTAAGACCAGCGTCATACCATTTATGATCTTTCCATGGTCTTTTATCGAGTCTTGTAATTAGTTTATCGCATAGATTATCTGGGATGAGTTTGTGTACGAATATGTGATCACGTAGATCAGGATATTTAAGCATAAAAAAAGAGGGTCCGAAGACCCTCTCATTATACCACAAAACTAATCAGACAGCACCGTCAGTTTTTGTGTCATCCAAACGGTTGTCAGGATCTACGTTATAGTCGTAGTCTTCAACCAATTCTCCCAATGGGTTTTCAGGGAATGGAATCATGAATGGTTCAACACCAGCAAAATCTGTGTAAAGATTTTCCATTGCAGCGATCCATGCGTCTGCTGCTGCAATCTGATCAGCAGTCATATTACCTTTGATCTCTGCATAGAAGACCCTATTGCCTTCGAGAGCAGAGTCTCTTGCTTCCTTATGGAATTCTTCGGTCATCCAAGGCTTGAACCAAGGGAAAGGAGTAACCCAGGAATCATTTGCAAGATCATACATGATCTCGTCTACTGCGTAAGTATGGTTTGGTTGCTGGGGATCGGGACGCTCGTAATACGTTTCACCCGCTCTTGCATGACCAGCAGGGAATTTGTATTCTTTCTGTGGATAACCAGTTGCTTTGCCAGTATCTTGTCCGAGTAGAATAGATGCTAGTAGAAGATCTGTTCCGTTTGTATTAGGACGAAGAAGAACTGCCTTTTCGTCTAGACCTGCACGTACACGAGCTTGCTCTTCATCCCTAGTTGGGTTGATAGTAGCAATGAACGATTGAGATGGTAGAAGAGCACCTGTTTCGCCGTCTACAAAAACCCAGAGATACTCTGGACCTTTGTAGGTAAATTCTGCCGTAAGACCAAGATCACTAGTTTGCTTGGTATACTCGTCAGGCAAGTTGTAAGTTACTGGTTTTGAAATATTCGCCATGATAGTAATCTCTTGTTTAATCCTTGGGTTTTCTTTGCTGTATTATTTATAAACTATGGAATCAATATCCGCGTTCGGATTGCTTGTATGAAATGCGGATCATACCAGGGTTTCCATGTTGACCACGGCAGCAACCGCCACCACAAACCCATGCAGAAGGACCGCCAGTGCCAGGAACATAGTTGTGATCACTATGTGATCCACCCCAACCAAGTTGAGCAACTGCCCAGTGATTGAGACAATATCCACAACCAGTGTTTTCGCATTGTGTACCAGGCAACCAACCACCTTTACCATTAACTAGACCGCCTGGATAAGGAATGTGTTGCTTGTTCCAGCAGTGATTATTTTCACACCACATCGTACCAGCACCTGGATTGCCATATGCACCGCCGCTAGCGCCGTAATACAAAGCGCAAGGACCGTTACAGCACACATTGCATAGCGTACCCCAAGTACAGCAACACATGTAGCAGCAAGAGCAACCACCATATCCACCATCAGCACAGAAGTTGGATAGACCGTATCCAATAACAGAAGTTTTGCTACCTTGTTGACCACAAGCAGGACCCTGCCTTGATCTACCACCCTGACCAATGTCCATAGCATAAGCACAACCAGGAACTACATCAGAACCAGATAGCATCTTATATGCATAAGCACCAGAAGAACCAGGTACACCACGAGTACAGCAACAACCATCACCGCCGCCACCGCCAGCACCCCAAATCTCAAAAATGATTTGGGTAGTATTAGCAGGAACTTTCCAATCGGGATAGTCGTAGTAACTATAGTTACTCGTCCAATCATCACAAGTAGCACCACACTGTGCAGTGATGTACATTGTTCTATATCCCTGACTAGGATATGCGGGTAGTTTAGTCGTAGCATCGGCAGATGCTAAACCTTTGATTGAATCAGTTGTTACAATCCCGAGCAGATCGCGTAAATTTGAGTTAGGCATCGGTACTTTTCCTTGTTATATGCTATTTAGATATTAGTTACAGAAGTGGTATGCACAGTCACGATTCACACCCATCCAGCAGGAGCAATATGTAATCTTAATATATCCACCAGATCCTCTATGACCGTAACAGCAACTACCACCACAAGATGTTGATGAAGGACCACCTACACCAGGTAGAGTAGGATTACAATTAGCATTGAATGCCCATGGAGTGGTTCCTTGACAGAAGGTACGATCATTGATACAAGCATTTCCTCTAACGCTGGAAATCAAGTGTCCACCTTCTTTGTCAATTAGACGGGGTGGGTAAGCCATTCCCATCTTCGCCCAGCAGTTGCTAGATGTATTATAGATTCGGAAGAATCCTGGATGTCCCTTAATGTTCTCATCACCGCCATAGGCATTGGGACCATCAGTAGCAGGATCATGTCCACCACAACCTGCCCAGTAAACTCTATCCAGGCATCTGAATTGAGTATCCCAGTATGCATAACAGCAAGTCTTGCCAGGTAGTCCACCGTCTGCACAGAAGTTAGAACCGAGAGCATTTTGTGCATCCCCGTTTTTACCACAGATGTAAGACTTACAACCTTGAATACCAATACAGCACTGTGAGCAGCAAGTAGGTTCTGCAACTTTCAAGTAGAAGCACCAACCACCTTGAATTTGTGGGTATTGTAGAGTCTTTCTGGAATATGCACCAGATCCACCAGGCATACCCTGTTGGCAACAGCAAGCGCCGCCACCAGAGCCACCACCGCCCCAAATCTCAAAAGTAATCTGTGTAGTACCACATGGTACACACCAATACTCTTGATAGTAACTACGATAACTACTATCGCAGTTTAAGTTACAGTAAGGTGCGAAGTTATACACCTTACCATCTCTGATTTTTTCGTAGCTACCGTATTGCCCAGCAGTTTCTAGAACAGTAGAATCGAATTCCTTTCCCAGGAGACCTCGTAAATTTGCCATTAGTTTATACCTTGCAATACCATGTGACTTTAACTAGACCTGCAGCGCCTTCAGAAGAGCAGCAGCAACCGCCACCGAATGTGTCGGAGGAGAATCCACCGTGACCAGGAGGACCGCTTCTGTGGCAATCTCCAGAGATGCCTCCATTATTACCTGTAATCCACTGCGTTTCAGTTCTACCACAAGTAGCCATTGAATGGTGTCTTTGGTGGTTGAATGTACCAAACTTACCATCTTGGTAAGGAGCAAATGGTGAGGAGTGTTTCATCATACACCAGTTACCACACTCTTGGCAGTCCATCTGGTTGTAAGAACCAACTTGACCCCAATACTCACGACCAAGTTCGCAAGCAGCATCACGATTGGTACGTGATTCGCTGTATTCTCCACCAGACTTATCACACTGCCATCTGCAATGTGGCTGACCTGTCTGCCAGTTCATTCTGAAGCGACAACCCCATCTAGAGGAACCGCCACCGAAGCAGCAAGAATAACCGTGACAACCACCGCAAGCGCAGAAGTTATCAAGACCAGGACCGACAACAAATGATTTGCATCCATCAAAACCGCCGTTACCTGGGTGTCTGCAAGTAATAGTACCAGCACACATCACGTAGCAGCATTGATCCAATTGGTTCACACCTTGTGCAGCTGCACAAACAGTAAATTTATTGTATTGACCAGAATAACCATTGACACCAGACATACAGCAGCATGAACCGCCGCCGCCTCCGCCGCCGCCCCAAACTTCAAACTGTACTTTACAGACGCAGCATGATGGAACACACCAGCGGTTTTCTGCCCAATGGTAATTGTGACTACTCTCGTAGTACCAGCAATGTCCTCCACGCCACCAGATCTGGTGAGCGTTTTGTGGACCGTAATACGTTGCTACTGGAATGCCATCTGTTGTGGCAACATCCAGTAGATCTCTTAAACTAGACATCTGTCAATACCTCCCTATTAGTATTAGTTAGAAAGGATCGACCAACCGTAAGAAGATCCAGTGTAGATTAGTTCAAGTGATGCATTCTTAATATCAAAATCTAGGTCTTCTGCCAGGTTGGCAATTTTATTACCGTTTCTAGCAATAACCGCTTTAGTGGTTCCACACTGACCAGCGGCGTCAATTAGATTGACACGATCACCTGCAGATGGATTAGCAGGAAGAGTGAGTGTAAGTTCTGTGCCAGCGACAGTATCAATCAGAAGAATTTCTCCTGAAAGAATATCGTGATCTGCTGTAATTGCTACTGTGTATCTTTGTGAGATAACTTGTGATAGGTTGCGTCCCATTGTTTTTATAACTCCTTTGGATTATTTATCAAGCCTCTTCTTCTACGCCATACGCCGAGACGCTGACGTTCGCGGTATCAGAAAGTACCACGAGGTTTTTGGTTGATTGCAACGCAATACCAGTTCTCTCCAGAATTCCGTATCCTGCAATTTCTGCATTATACTCAATGTATTCTGCACCAGTTGGAGTTCCAGTAGCAGAAATAGCAACACGAACGCTAACAGCTGTAGCGTTGGTGTTGACGATGTTGAAGTTTACGTATGCAACAGTTGATGCAGGGACTGTGTAAACTGTGGTTAGTGTGTTAGCTGAAAGGGAAGCTTGTGTCCCCAGGATGCCAGAAGCCATGTTGATTACTCCTTAAATGTTCCGAATGTCGTAGTTTATCTGTAATATTTATAAAGTGGGGATCACATTGCTCCCGCCCAGAAAGTGAAGCCTTTCGTCTTCGTTTTAGTATCAACGTAAGTCTTAACTGCCTTCTGTGTAGGAACTTTAGCGTTGCTATTAGCGGACAGTGTAACGTCGCTGGAGAATTCATCAATTGATTCACCAATTTGAGCACCGATAGAACCGAGTCTCAAGGATGATAGACCAGAAAGATCGAAGGAAGATGCATTCAAGGTTGTGCTACCAGTTGACTGGTTAACCTTAAAGTAACGACCAACGGTAAAGTTACCATCTTGGTCAGTTGAAACATAGAATACACGACCTGGGAAATCTTCAGTAACTTCGTTGCCAGGTGCAGGTGCCGAAAGTGGTAGACCAGGCCAGTTAGTTTGTGTCTTATTGCCAGTACCGATATCTAGGAAGTCATGACCAGTTAGTCTAACTTGTGAATAAAGATATCTAACTCTAGTTAGTTGACGATCGTAAGCTGGTGTTGGTTTTGTTTCTGCAAGAACAATGGTAACAGTACCAGTTGTAATTGTTGCAGATGTAGAAACCTGCATGAACTCGTTGTCAATCTTGATATAATCTGATGATAGAGTACCAGTTGCAGTCTCAACCAGGATGATTGTATCACTAGCAGTGAGATCTCTAGCAGTTGTAGTTTGAGAAGGAACCTTAATTTGAAGTGCTCTAACAACTACACCAGATGTATGCGTAGAAGCAGAAGTTCCTTCTACTCCTCTAACAACAGTAACTGATGTTGCAGTTGGGAAAGCAACAACTTCCATCATTTCGTTTTCGATAATGATATAACCACCAGTGTTAATACCAGTAATGGAAGAAACTTGGATAGTTGTATCTACTGCACTACTAATAGGTGCAGATAGAGATGTTGCAGTACCAGTTTGATATCTGATAATCGTGCTCAAACCGTCATGAGTTGCGGCAGCAGAACCTAGAAGTCCTCTAGTTACTGTTAGTTCGCCACGACCACTTGGTGCAGCATACGAAGAGTTTGCAACAACATATGTGAATTGATCAGCACCAGCACCACCAGGACCAGTTACGTATTCAATTGAACCACCTGGATCTGGAGCAGCAGTCATGCCACCAAGAACAAAGGTAAATCCGTTTTGTCCTTTCTGTGCGTCTGAATTGTTAACTAGAGTTGCAGTTGCTCCAGATGTTTGACCAGTAACAACTTCGTTCTGAACAAATGTTCCTTTAAGAGGACGGAATAGAATCTTGTCTGCAGAAGGTTGGAAGCTAGTAACTTCACCAACAGCACCAGACGTACCACCGATCATCTGCTCATCTTTCTCAAAAGATGTACCAGCAGAAAGTGTGGTCAGATCATAGTTCAGTTCTAGACCATCGATAAATCCGTCAAGGGTAGTTTCATTTTCGTTGAAACCAGAAGATACAATAGCGTAAGTACCCCAGGAAGAGTTACCTGCAAGAGATCTGATTCTACCACCTCTAGTGGAGCAGTAAGAAACGTGACAGTAGTAAGTGAAGCAGGATACAATTTCAGCAGCGCCGTTATTTGTAATCCAGAAAGCAACACCACCGTTTTCATGGATGTTAGTCCAGGAGTCAAAAACGATTGACTTGTTGGAAGGAGTTCCAGTTCCGTCATACTTGTTATGAACACTACCATCAACGATAGCACCAACACCAGTCTGTGAGAACGCAGAACACTGCGAAACATAAGGAGACTTGGTGATTGGGGAGTTAGGGTTAAGTCTTACAAATACACCCTCAATCGTTGCGGTGTTAAGATCTTTTGGATCGGATGCTGAAGGAACGAATCCTGCCATACCGTCCATAACCAAATCCTTAAGCATGGATTTGTTGGACAGGTAGAACAACGTTGAGTTCTCGTTAAGGATTGCTGCAACCTGATTGATTACGATATCATTACTGCCAGCCTCGAAAGTATCCGAAACTGTCCAATCACCACCAGTAATAGGCATGATATCAATAGTACCGCCACCATCTTTAACATCGATGATTTGTGCAGTCTTGTCACCAGCACCGTTGGTGCATGTCTCGCCAACAACTCTCAAAGCAGCATCGGGAACTGTAGCCAGTGTCAGTTTCTGTGTAGAAGAATTTGAACCAACATTTGGTTTGATAACAGTTGTTCTCATGTTATCACCAATGATCGAGATATTCTCGGGAACGAACATTGGTAGAGTTTCGTTATACGTACCTGCCTTAACGTAAATAGTTGCAGGACCAGTAACGTTATCTAGAGCGAAACGTAGTGAACCAAATGACTTGGTAATATTCTCGCCACTGTTTAGATCACTGCCGTTGACAGTAACATAGTAAACAGGATCGGTTGCATTACTCTTTTCCCAAGCAGGATAACCGTTGGCATCAACTGTTAGAACTTGACCGCTGGCTCCAATAGGTAGTCTGGCAGCACCAGAACCCGAAATATAAAGAACATCACCAGCATCTGTCAAGACGTTGGATTGAGCTCCTTGAGTCAGGGAGTTCCAATAGTCTCCATTAACGTCTGTCTCTGGAGTATTGTTAGTAGACTCGGCAACACAGATGTAAGAGTTAGACGCTCTGGAGATTGCATCACCAGGCTGATATGTTTCTGTTGAACTCCAAACACCTCTCCATGTGAAACCACCAACAACAAAGTCCCAATCAGCAGAACCAGATGCTGGTGTAGAATTGGTATTAGTTGTTTTAGCAACGTATGAGTTACCACCAAGTAGTACAACGTCACCAGGTTTGTATGCTGTGCTATTGCTCCATGTACCTACAACTTTAAAACCAGTTGTTAGAATTTCCCAACTAGCGCCAAGGTTGTTTGGTGCGGCACCTGTCGAAGTATCAAGAGCAACATAAGAGTAACCACCAAAGGTTACAATGTCACCAGATTGATACTCAACGGCGGCATCCCAGGAATCTTCAAACTTAAGTCCATTGACATAAGAGATGAAATTTGCTGAAGCGAATGTACCGCTAGAGGTGTGAGCAACGGTTACACGGTATTGATCGTTACCGTACTTTACGATATCGTTTAATTTGTAGAAGGTTGCATCTGCCCAATCTCCACGATTGAAAATGCCTTCGGTGTGGACTTGCCATCTAGCGCCATCGCCCGAATACCACTGCGCCTCGTTTGATACCGACGTATGGTTGGAAACACAAACATAGGTGTTTGCGCCAAACTTTACGATATCATCGATAACGTATGCAGTTGCGACTGTCCAGTCGCCCCTCCAATTAAACTTAAGTCTGCCTAATCTGAAATCTGCCATGTTTATGCTGCCTTATTATTTGGGTCCTTCGGTGGAATAATCATAATTTTCATTGAAACGAATTACAAAGTATCCGTCATCATCAACAAAATAGCTAATCTTGCGACTATCAAATCTATACTGTTGGTATTTATCTTGCGGATTATTTGAATATGACTTCTCCTCCGTAGTTTCTTCTACGTAGTCATATGCACCAGTTGCAATATCCAGATAGGAACTTCCATCTAAACGAAAGAAGTCACCTGTCTCGTCATCAATACTTCTAATTTTGGTGTAACGTAGCATTCCATCATCATCCCTGCGTAGAGCATGGATGCTGAAGTCGTTGCCTAGGGTGTAATTATTGGAAGACAACGATGTCCCCCCACCACCTTGTTGTTGATAGCTGTCGCTAATGAACATTGTCATACAATTACTCTCCAGTAGTTACCGTCCCAAATTAGTTGCACTCTCGCTCCTTTCAAGTCAAATACTAAAGGACTGGAAATAACTCCAAATGTATTTTGAAATTGTCTTCCAATTGGATCGACGATTGTTACATTATTTGTATCCCATGAAAAATTAATATCAATGAACTCCAACGTGTCCCCTGCTTTAGGAACCAATTGATTATTATATAGCGGCAGAGTTAGAGTTAGTGGTCCTCCTGATGTGTCTACGAGATATCGAAGACTTGTTCCGAGTGTAACACTTGTGTTTAAATACTCCCACCTTGCACGAAAAACATCAAATCCACCATTCGTTGTCCCATCATGGACAACCGCCATATTTTTATCAGTATCAATTGTTAACTCACCCTGCGCTCCCGCGAAATGAGCATGTTCAGCAGTAGTACCGCGTCTAAACTGTACCTGGGTAGTCATTAAAATTAATTTAGGATACCGAGGTTATTTATATCATTAAATAATCCATCCGTATGTACGAGCTGGCGCAACATCAATCTTGACAGTTGCTGCGCTGCCAGCGATAAGGATATGAACGTCTGCTCTGTGCTGGAGTAGCGGGAAGTATCTGGAATGTACTCTGACATTGATGGATCCAGTACCAAAGATACGTAGAGAAATGCCGATGATGGTATCGACATTGACTTTGATTTGACCTGATCCTTCGTATCCGAAAGAACGAAGAACTTTCGCTTCGCCATCGGTTGTAATTTCTGTGCCTTCTTCTGGTGGGTTGGCAGTTGTTCTCTCGTCTGCGATACCAGAGAGTTGAACTTCTGCCAGACCAGGGTAAGGTGCTCTGACGAATGCAATCTTTGCTGCGCCAGAAGTTTTGATTTCTGTTTCGCCAACATATGCCTTGGTGATAGCAGGTTTGACTTGACCGAGGAAGTCGAAGATTGCGACGTTCTCGTAAGTAATTGTTCTGGATTCTGCTGCACTGTCGAATGCATATAGATCTCCAGATCCAGTAAATACTCTGGATCTTGGAGTTGCTGCACGACCAGCAATGTTGACATCTGCAAGCAGACTTGGTACATAAGCAACTCTTTCTGCTGCTCCAGAGAACGAGAAGATAGAACCAAAGAAAGTTTCTGCATTGGCAATTCTTTCGACTGCCTCTCCAGAAACAGTGAAGAGAACTTGTTCTCCAGTATAGTCGTATGCAACTTTCTCTTCGCTTGTAACGAAACTGAATAGGTTGCCTTCGCCAACATGAGAGAGGGTGATGACAATGTTTGCTTCGCCATTGATCTCGTATAGACCCTCTGCTGGTGGTGCGACTGCTCTGGATTCTGCTGCACCGTTGAGTGCAAAGAGGGAACCAGTTCCAACGTAAGCACGAGTAGAACGTAAGGTTGCAATACCAGTTGCAGAGAATAGAAGTTGTCTCTCCAGAGGATTGACAGTAATAGATTCTGCTGCACCAGAGAATGTACCAATGTGGATCTGACCGATGTAGTCTCTTGCAGATCTTTCGACGCCAACGCCGCTGATGGTTGCAGTTCCTTCGCCAGGAGGTGGAACAGCAACAACGTGAACCTTGACTGGTTCTGCAAATACAGCAAGTTCGACTCTCTTGACTTCCGATACTGCAGAAGCAATAGTTGCACGACCAGTGAAGGAGAAGAGTGCATCTTTCTCCAGTGGATTGAACGTGACAGCTTCGGCAGCACCAGAGAATGTACCGATGAGGACACGTACAACCTCGTCTCTTGCGACACGCTCGACCGCAGTACCACTGACAGGAATGACACCTTCGACATTCCAGTTCGGGGTAAACCTGATATCTGCTGCTTCTGGGTAGATTTTGATCTGACCAGTACCAACAAACGTATTGGTTCTTCTTTCTGCAGCGATGCCAGTAACATCGAAGAGCAGATCTTTTTCCAGAGGATTGAAGGTAGCTGCTTCTGCAGCACCAGACAGAGTTGCAATGTTGCCATCGCCAATAAAGTCTCTTGCTCTTGTGGTAGCAGCAACACCACTAATCTTGGATAGAGTCTGTGGTTGCTCTGCAAAGGTGAGGAGTGCGCGACCTGCAGATCCTCTGAACTTGAAGAGGGAACCAAAGAAGATCTCTCTGAATGTTGCTTTCTCTTCTGCAAGACCAGTAACATTGAGATGAGCGGTGAACTCTGGAAGTCTCTTGGTAACAGACTCGGAAGTGAATCCGTTGGAGAAGATGGCACCAGTTCCGAGATATGCATCGGTTTGTCTTTCGACTGCTGTGCCACGAGTAGCGATGCGAACTGTTGGTTGTTCTGCAAATGTACGCAGAGGAACAACACCTTCTCCAGAGAGAATAATATGTGTTGTAATATCTGGAGGATTGAATCCAATCGCTTCGACTGCAGATCCACGGAAGAGAATGTCTCCTTCTCTGACTGGAGGAATCTTGAATGTGATGGATTCTGAAGTGAATCCTCCAGAGAACAGAGTACCGAATCCACCATATACATCGACAAATCTTTCGTCTGCAATACCACTGACAGGAACAACCCCGAATGGTTGTTCTGCAAATGTACGTAGAGGAGTAGCAATCTCGCCCTGAAGCTTGATCTCTGTTCCTTTGACTTGAGGTGCTGCAGCAAATCTTTCTCCTGCAACTCCTCCCATGGAGAACAGAAGTTGTCTCTCCAGAGGATTGACAGTAAGGGATTCTGCTGCACCAGACAGTGCTGCGATTCGACCAAAACCAACATAACTGGGAACAAATCTTTCTCCACCCTGACCGAAGATCGTAGCAGTACCAAATGGTTGCTCTGCAAATGTAAGGATCTCTGGTTCGGTTGTTCCAGATACAGAAAGAAGAGCAAATCCAGATTCTGCAATCGTTGCTCTGACTGATCCACGACCAGTGAAGTCGAACAGAGTAAAGAATGGATCTGGACTTGCTGTTCTGGATTCTGCAGCACCAATAAGAACAGAGAGTGAACCAGAACCATTGAAGTTCGGAATGAATCTCTCGGCAGCGTTGCCGCTGACCTTGATAAGATTCCTCTTCTCTTCTGCAGCAGTAACTGCTTCGACTGCACCAGATAGTGCAAACAGTGAACCAGAACCAACGTATGCTGCTGTTGCTTTCTCTGCTGCTGTTCCAACAAAGTCAAACAGACCGAATAGATCATCTGGACTTGCAGTAACTGCTTCTGCAGCTCCTGACAACGTAGAGATAAATCCAGATCCAGCGTAGGATGGTAAGTATTTCTGACCAGCAATACCACGTAGAACAATAGTGTTCTCTTGGAATCCTGCGAATGCAACTGCAGAAGATGCTCGACCATCCAATCTGATGGTGCCACCACCATTGAAATTGGGGGTATAACTGGTTGCAGCGAATCCAACAAACTCGAATAGACCGTCCTTGATTTCGCTGAATGTTGCAGATTCTGCTGCTCCACCAGTGCTGAATAGAACGCCACTTCCACTGTGGACGTTGGGAAGTCGTATTGAAGCTTCGCCACTAAATTTGAGGGTTGGTTTGGTAAGAACTGCGATATGACGCAGATTGATGACAACCTTGACTCCACCTGAAAGTCCAGAGAACTTGAACAGATGACCCATTGGGTAGATCGATCTCTCGTATTGAGGATCGATGATTGTGCCATAATCTTCTGTTGCATCTGGAAGATTGTTTGCACCAGGAAGACCAGCGAGATTGGCAGTCTCGATGAATCCATAATCAATGAAGTCTCCACCACCACTCTCGACCAGATCAAAGAGTTTGTCATCCTTGTAGTCTTCAATGACTTTGGATGCATGGTTAGCAATGACCCAAGAATCAATGACAGGCGAAGCAACAAATCCGTAATCTACATCAACGTAGAGATCGGTAGAAGATTGGTTATAGCTGTATGTTCTTCTATCGTCAGCGTTGGAGAATCCGAACAGATTTCCACGAGCAGGAGGATTGACTGCTGCACGTTCGACCAGTTGACCGAAGATGGATACGTCACCAGATCCATTCCAGTTAGGAACGAATGCAACAGCTGCAGATCCACTGACTTGTAGATTTGTTGTAATATCTGGTGGGTTAGCACCAAAGACTTCAGCAGCACCGTTAACTGCATATAGAGTTCCAGTGGATTGATATCCAAAGGCGCGTCTCTCATCAGCGGATACGAAGTTGAATAGATCACCAGAACCAGTGAATGTCTTGGTGACGCTATCTACAACCTCGCCAGTAACATCGACGAATATATCAGAAGTCCACTTGGGTGGAACGCTGACGATAGTGGCGACATTAATCTTGATGTCACCAGAACCAATATGAGTACGTGTTCTGACTGTTGCTGCTTCACCCTGAACCAGGAAGTCTCCCATTGCATAACGGGAGATAGATTCCATGATGGAACCATAATCTTCTCTAATAGTCTCGGGAGCATCTTCACCATCGAGAAGAATGAATCCGTAATTCAGATAAGATCCAGAAGTAGAACCACTTTCTACTAGATCAATAATTCTGTCGTCCTTGCGACTCTCAATGGTTTCATTAGCAATAGATTGAATCGTAATAGATTCAATTGGAGTGTCGGCAACAGATCCGTAGTTGCGATACTCAAAGATATCATTGGATGTACTACTGTAATGATATGCAACTGCCTCGTCAGCAGTCTCAAAGTTGAATAGAGTTCCAGAACCTTGATAGTGATCAGTCTGTCTCTCGACTGATGCACCAGTGAGAGTTGCAACACCCTCGGAAATCCAGTTAGGCGTGAAGCTGACTCTAGCAGCGCCTGTAATAGGCAGCAACGCTGTAGAGTCGGGATAGTCCGCACCAACCGATTCAGAAGCACCAGAGATGGCATAGAGGGCACCTGAACCGCTGTATGCATATGCTCTCCTATCTTCTGCATTGTTGAGGTTGAATAGTACGCCTTCTCCAACAAAACTTCTTGCTCTAGGTGTATCACCTTTACCACTAACTTCAATTAGGACATTGGCAATCCATCTTGGTTTAGTTCTACCACGACCTTCAACGAATGCAAATAGATTACCAGTTCCGATATGAGTGCGTGTTCTAGCAAGATCTGCTTCGCCCTCAAACAAGAAGTCTCCCATCGCATAGCGGGAGATAGATTCCATGATAGAACCATAATCTTCTCTGACAGTTTCTGGAGCATCCTCGCCACCGAGAAGAATGAAACCAGAATCTAGGAACTGACCGACACTAGATCCAGCAACAATTAGATCAATAATTCTTTCGTCTTTACGACTCTCAATAGTATCATTAGCAATAGACTGGATCGTAATAGAATTGATCGGTGTATCAGCGACCGATCCATAATTGCGATAGTTGAATATCGCATTAGATGTACTGCTATAGTGATATGCAACTGCCTCGTCAGCAGTCTCGAAGTTGAATAGAGTTCCAGAACCTTGATAGTGATCAGTCTGTCTCTCGACTGCTGTACCTTCTGTCTTGACTGTACCTTCTGTAATCCAGTTAGGAGCAAAGGCAACGCCAGCAGCGCCTGCAATAGGTAGCAACGCCGTGGAGTCGGGATAGTCGGCACCGACCGATTCGGAAGCACCAGAGAACGCATAGAGGGCACCTGAACCGCTGTATACATATGCTCTGCGATCTTCGCCGTTGTTGAAGCTGAATAGATTACCCGAACCCTTGTGAAGAAGACTGAAGTTTGTCTTCGCAACACCAGAGATTCCAATCTGAACATAGGCAATCCATCTTGGTTTGGTTCTACCAATACCTTCTCCAAACGAGAACAGGACACCCGAACCAATAAAGTTGGGAGTGAATACTTGCTTGGCAGTACCATTGATCGGGAACAGACCGAATGGATAATCTGTCTGATTAGTAAGAATCTCACCCCAGTCAAGTCCGACAGTAGAAGGAGTCTGTACACCGTCAGTGAGAATAGTACCGAAGTCTAGGAATGCACCAACACTAGACCCAGGAACAATTAGATCAATAATCCTTTCGTTTGCACGACTTTCGATTGTCTCATTAGCAATCGATTGGATCGTAATAGAATTGATCGGTGCTTCGGCAACCGACCCAAAGTTCTCGTATGTAAAGTAATCAATGCTGGAATTGTTGTAATCCCAGACAACTTTTTCTTCTGTAGAAGAGATGCCAAATAGAGTTCCTTCACCGACATAATCATATGTCTGTGAGAATGTAGTAGTGCTGAAGTTGAACAGGACGCCAGAACCAACCCAGTTAGGTCTGAAGCTGATACCAGCATCTCCACCAACATTGAATAGATTATTGCGTTGATCACCATCTCCACCGACAACAACTTCGCTGCCATACGATAGCGATATAAATCCATAGTGATCAAATTCATATGTACCAGTCCATGATAACTGGTAAATTCTAATCGTTTGATTAGGTCTTCTTGCCTCTACTGGGACAGTAACTGTCTTATCGCCAGGAGTCGTGTAAGTAGTTTCTGTATGGTCTAGTAATTTTCTAGATGCATCAGCATTGGAGAGACCTGTATCTAGGTATCTCATCCATAGGTGTTCATTATTCTCTGGAGTCTCGCCACCATTAGTGCCGCTACCCATAACGAGTCTAAAGGTGATCTCCTCAATACCAGTGAGGTCTAGATCATATTCAACTTTTCTGGATGTGCTACTAGAACTTCCAGGATCGAAAGCTGTACCGAATCTGACGTGTGGACCTACAGCAAATCCATTAGTAGGACTAGTGCCAGCTCCACTACTGGATGTGTATCTAGATCCATCATATACCGCTCCATAACCGCTAGACAGATCCGCAGCAGTTAGCGTGGTAAGTGAACCTTGTTTGATCGTATAATCAGGATCCTCTGGGAATACCTTGGTGACAGCCTCTCCAGCAAAGCTACCGCTGAATAAGGTGCCGAATACATTCCAGTTAGGAGCATACGCAATTTTAGTGTCACTACGAAGGGGTAGTAGTCCCTCCGTAGCAATCGCAGGTACATAATGAGTGTTGGCGTTGCCATCAACGCGCAGTGTTCCAGAAACGATGTATGGAGCATCCAGTCTGTATCTGGATCCACCGAACTCGAAGACCGTACCAGAACCAATCCAGGTTTTGATAACAGACCATGTAGTGAGAGAATGGAAGTGTGTTCTTCCCATCGTCTCGATGTTTGAAGTATCGGTAATAAGACCCCAATCGTCTTGTGCTACTGCCTCTACTTCTAAAATGCTACCATAATCAAATTGACTGACGACTCCGCCGTCTTCTGTCAGGTTGATTATTTGATCATCTTTATAGTCTTGAATGACTTTGTTTGCATGGTCTGCAATTACCCAGTATGCTAGACCTATTGAACCAAAATCTAATTTAATAAACTCGTTTAGTACCGACGCTGTATAGCTGTAAGAAATTACCCCCAGTGCTTCATAAGCAACAAACTGGGGCATTCTTCCAGTACCAGCGTAGGAGAATACCATAAACTACAGCCAAGTTAAAAAAATAGGGGGACCGCCAGTGAAGCAATCCCCCCATAATGTAGAACTCAATTTGAGTATATCAGTCGAGGCTGACGTTCAGGGTGACTTTGATTTGGTCACCAGCATTTTGAATCGCGTATGGACCATTCGTGAATCTTTCAGCGAAGAAGATTGCGCTGTAAAGAGTTAGTGAACCAGTGCCGTTTAGTGCCTTGGTTGTGGTAAAGGTGTTAGCATCAATTACATCGAATACGGTGTAGGTGCTAGCAGTTGTAGTGCTGTTACCAGTACCCTGGTCAATGTAGACGGCATCGCCTTTGACGAGACCGTGACCAGTTGCAGTTACCTTACTGAAGTCAAATTCAACTTCGTCATTGCTGTTAGACGGCTGAATGTTATCAATCAGTGCGTTGTTCAGATAAACAGTGACTGTTCCATCTGTCAAAGAACCATCAACATATACCTGGTGATCAATACCAGTAATGATAGTTCCAGCGTCGATGCCATTAGGAGCACCACCAATAACACCAGCAGTACCAGTCTGGGAGACTGCCATGCCGACAGTTAGATCTTCACCGACTTCTGCTTGGAATACACCGTTACCAGAAGCAGCACCAGTGAGTGCCTTGTCTAGATAAACAGTGGTTCCTGCGATACCAGCAATTCTTGTACCAGTAGCAATGCCAGTACCAGTGATTCTCTGTCCAACTGCAAGACCTGCAGTAGAACCAACGGTTACGGAGAACTCGCCAGAAGTACCAGTGATGGTAGTGGTGTTAGAAACAGCAGCAAGAACGAAATAGTCATTGCCGATAGTACCACGGATACCAGTCTTACTGATAGTTGTTCCAGCGGCTGCAGTACCTGCATCGAGAACACCGTGAATGGTGGTAGGCATGTTGTTAGCACGAACAAGCATGTAACCATAAACATCACCAGCAGCACCATCAAACGTGAAGGTTTGCTCTGGATAAGAAGCAGTCGTTCTGCCAGCACCGAAGTCTAGGTTTTGTCCAGTAAACGTGCCAGTATTTTTGACACTCAAGAGGAGAGTTAGACCGTCGATATCAACGACATATGCACCAGTACCAACGTCGCCGCCAGTTACGTAGTCGCCTTTTTTAATGCCAGTATTTGAAGCAACGGTGACTGTGTACTCGTCTTGAGTACCAGCGCCAGCGACAGCAGCAACTGCAGCAGCTTGTAGAGTCTCGATTGTCCAACGAGTTCCGTTCAGCAGAATTCCATACTGGTTAGAATAATCCTGATCAGTTCTATTATTTTCAACTTGATGATACCCTGTGGTGGGTCCAGAACCATATCCCAACGTATTGTTGTTGGTGTAGGGCTCGTAATATCTTGTTTGTGAAGGCGTGTCGCTTTCAGCTGGATATGTATTTGTCGTGAACAACTTCAGAATTAAGTTTCTAGGAATCTCCTGATTGTAATTCAGTAGATTACGTAGAGAATCAATTTCACCGTTGTCGGTTACTAGCAGTGCCATGTAAACTCTCCGTGTTTATCTCTCGATTTATTGTTATTTATATCGTATACTATTTATAGTTTCAATTTCAATGAGACCATGCATCGTGAGATGTTGATCGAATAATTCACTTTGAATTGAAAAATATCTCCTGCATTCACGGTAGTGTTCCAGGTAGACAGGCTGTCATCTTTATTTTTTCTAGCCGTGCTATTATTTATGATTCCTAATGTAGGACGTTCAGTACCGCAAATAGATTGAAAATTGGGGAAGTCAGAAAAACTACATTTTTCAATATCAACTTCAATGTTTCCTTCGCTATCAGCAAGGATAGTCCAGGACTCAATGATTCCAGTAACGTCAACTGTCATGGTTCCTTTAGGACCATTCCCCATAGGAAAGGAACCACTGTCTATGACATAATTAAGTGTTCTGGTTAGATCTGCTGTAGTAGCATATGCCACTCCAAAGAACTGTACACCTGCAGTTGGTGGTGTACTGAAAACAATCTGATCGTTTGAAACAATGTAATCAACTCCAGGTGATAAAACAACATCACCTACAGAAATCATTATCTGTTCTTCGTTCAATGGAGTATATGCTTCTCCATTGACGATTAGATTGAATGTATCCTGTGTTCCATCAAATTGGGATGCCAGTGATTCAATCAGAAGATTAGAATTCTGTACTGACTTCGACGGAATCTGGTAGTTTACGTCAAGCTTATGCTGCGCTGGTAATTGCTTACCAACACGATATGCATTGTTGCCAACCCTGACGTTATACTGTGCCATCAGGAAACTCCAGGACTGACTTCTGCATTGCCCATAATCACTCTAGTTTTGTAATCATTAGGATCAGTGAGAATAATGTCATAGACATATCTTCTACGATCCAATGCTAGAGTTTCAGTATCTGTTAATGTAAGAGCAATTTCTCCTGTAGTTCTATTGACAAAATCTAAAGTAAATGGAACTGAAGTTGATGCAGAATAACTTTTCTTCATCACAGCAGAACCAGTATACCCTGACATGTTTAGCGGGGTTCCATCTTTATTAGTGATGAAAAAGGTGACTGCAAAGTCTGCTCCTTTATCAATCAGTATGTTGACTGGTATCGCTGCCATCTGTACCCTTTTCTAGTATGTTAAGTGCTTCCAACCCGCCTTCTAGTTTAGTGCGATATTCACGCAACTTGACAAGTTCTTCCTCACCTCGCCTAATTTTAAGATCGTAATCAGCAAACTGTTTTTCAAATTCAGCTCGCAATTGTGTATTATCCATCAAAATATAACAAGTATTTTTATTTATGTCATATCAGGTAGGTCCATACGATGACGACCTACAACACTATTTACTCTGGGATACATCCCACCTGCAACTGGTCTTTTGCTATGGTGTTTGATTCTGTGTGCAAATGGATGACTGTCCTCATCTTGTGGATCGAAGTATGCTCGTAGATGTGTAGTGCCTGTTAATTCAGTATACTTAAATCCACCATTACCATTATTGCCACTAGAAATACTACAGTTACCGAAAGAGATCTCATTTGACAAAGATGCACCGCCTGCACTAGGTACATTCGACCAACTAAATCCAACACCACCCGATGCTATACCTCTACATTTATTTGATGCTTTTGATAATAGTATTGATTTAGTTTGATCTGGTGTTGGCCACGCATCGTTATACCAGAAGTATTCTTCCATAATACATGCTGCTTTACCGACTACTGTTGGTGTAGCACAACTTGTACCCGAGAACATTCCCCACTTATAGGATCCATATGTGGTACTAGGATACGAAGTCCATGTGTTAGCACCAAGACCTACAATATCAATTCCTGGTCCTCTGTTTGAATATCCATCCAAACCAGGATAGTCTTGTGAGTTATAACCAGCAGCAACATCAATATTACTCTCTACACCATGTGGACCATATGATTTAAATGGATACCATGTGGTTGTACTAGACGTGCTTTCCGAGTTAGCACTACCATAAGAAATGTTGATAACAGAGTAATTTGGACCAGCATCAATATCTATACTTGTACTAGTTTGACTATTCTCTTTGTTAAAAGTTCCGCCGTTATTGCCAGCTGCATTAATACAAACAATGCCATTACTCCAAGCACTGTCTAATGCAGTCTTTAAAGAACCGTAATCAAATTGTGATGGCATTACAACCATCCAAGAATAATCTGTAGATGTTGGATTATATACTTTGAAGGGTATAATGTTTTCTTTTACAAATTCAGAAAAATCTGATCCCCATCCACCTGTAGATGTAGTAAACACAACATTAGATAATTCAGAACCCTGACCAGTTACACTACCATCATTGATATTATTGCCACCATCAGCATCTCTAATTAAGAATGGATGACCCTCTGCATTGACATTGAAAGTAATAGTGTCTCCGTCTTTAATAGTGATAGCAGGATTATTTCCGCTAACCGTTCCATTTCTATCACTACCTGTCATGGCATACAGTCCACTTCCACCAAAAGATACACTAATGCTGTAGTTATTTGAAGTTCCATCACTAGTACCAATAGTGATAGTGTTTTTCATGTTTGCATGATATTGACACTGATACCAATAAGGACTGTTTGTAGAAGTTGCGCCACCTGGTCTACTTACCGTTGTTCCATCTGCTTTATTAATTTGGGATACACTGTCGATAGGAATTCCATGTCTTCTATCACGTAGGTATTGATATTCTGCAATTAGAATAGTTGGATTAGGAACACCTGTCTCTGGATTATTTGGTTTTGCATTATGCCAATCAATAACAGATTGAATACATTCTGTAGGACTATCACCAGTTACCAAATACATTGCATAGAGATTTGCTTTCTTTGCAAATCCACAAATGGTTCCGCCAGCAGCACTTAATACACCTATACCATGATTTGTTAATCCACTGTTACCACCATCGTTGGTTGTAACTTGGTTATTAGCATCTGCTTCTAGATCAGGCCAATCCATTGGAATGAATCTAGATGATGTTCTAGTCGTCCAAGTAACAGTACCATTATCAGTACCTGCGTTATCTACGCTACCATCGGTGATGTTGCTGCCACCGTCAGCATCTCTAATCATAAATGGATGACCAGAAGCAGTTACATTAAAGATTAAAATATCTCCTTCCTGGACAGTAATGGGTGGATTGCTTCCATTGATAGAACCATTTCTATCACTACCAACTAAAGTATAAATTCCACTTCCACCAAAACTTACAGTAAAAGTATATGTATTTCTAGTCCCATCAGCAGCATTTACTGTGATGGTATTCTTCATATTTGAGTGTGCTTGACACTGATACCAATATGGATCTACTCTTGCATGAGAGTCATCTTCAGAAGATAATTTTTGGAAATCTGGATGGAGGTCATGTGTACCTGCATTACTTGCCCAATTTCCACCACTACCAGATTCTAGAGTGACGATATCAACATGCTTTCCAGTCCATCTAGACTTATATGTGTATGCCCCTTCAGTGGAGAAACTATCATCATCTCTTCCTACACTAAAAACAGATAGACCACTGTCTAATGGTACGATTTGATTACTGTCATAAAGAAATTGTACAGGAGCGTTGTCTTCCCCATTGCCAGTAGGAGATCTATAAGAAGAACTTGTACTAGATGTATACCACTTCGTCATCTCCTCTACTGATGGAGCAGTGGAAGCCTCAAAATCTTCTGGAATTTCTGTTGCTTGGATGACATCAGAATGTGAACGGAATGTTTCTACATAATCCTCTTCAACATTCATGACGATTAGCTTGGGCATACTGCCCAGCATATTCCACCAATCCGCTTCGGTCTCGGCATTAAAACTATCTACGAATCCTTGCTTGTCAGTTCCTTCTGCAAGAATTACATCCAATAATACCTTCGCCATTTTATGCCTCTAGTTGTGTTACCGTTAGCTCTACGTCGATACCTTGTGTAGATCCACTTTTATTTACAACTTTCAAGTATACGTTTGTACTTGGAGTAGCGTCATCGTTATATCCAATCAATGCTGGAGTAAACAATACAGTTTCAGCAGATGATTGTGTAATTACTTCTGCAATTACTCCACTGCCAGGAGCAGGATCTTGTGTGATTACTCTACTAGCATCAGAAGTTCTAGTAGCAGAACTAACATACAAAGTTACCCATGCTGGTTGAGATACTTCAACTTTATATAATGCATATCCTTTGTATGCAGTAATAGTAATATTTTCTGATGTGCCATCGGAATGAGAACCACTAGTAGAAGCATTAAAAGTTTGTCTACTTCCTAGACTAGTACCTCCACCGCCGCCACCTCCACCGCCACCAGAGGCAGTGATGACACCATTAGCATCAATGTTAACTGTAGAACCATCTACCTTAACACCACCCAATACTGTGGTACTTGCTGTGGGTAATTGGAATGTATCCAGGGTTCCGCCACTGGATCTCCAGCTGGTTCCATTCCAGATCCAGGTTAACCCACCATCGGTATGTGTGAATGAACCGTCTGTGGGTTGTCCAGCGGTATCTGGGAATAAGATTGCCATTGCTTAAGATCTCTCCGTTTAGTTATTTATTTCAAATTTCAGTAACAAATAACTGACTTGTTTCTGATACAGTTCTAGTACCAGAAACATTCAGTGTTAGAGATAATTGATAAGTGACATTATCTCCAGTATTCAGTCCATGCAAATCGATGAAGTCAAATGCAATTGGAATGATACCAGTTACAGATGGATCAGGACACTTAACTGTACAAATATCAGTAGTAGTTGCTCCTACAACTCTTTGTAGAATAACAGTGCCATTAGTATTATTAGATCCTGTTACAGATCCTAATAGAACACTAATTCTATTTTTAGTGAATGTACTAACTTGAATAGTTACATTAAAGACACCGTTAGTATCTTCAAAGATAGGATCCGAAGGGGAGTCTGCAGATAGACTTCCCGTGTTGTTTGCAAAAGCAGAATTGGGAGCACTAATCTTGAGTGGGGGAGATGCATCAACCCATGCTGCAGGATTAGCTCCATTATCATAGTAGACTTTCAAGCGACCTGAATCACTCTCCCACCACATATCTCCACTGGTGGCTCCAGACGGTGGACTGTCACTTACTTCGACATTTGCTCCACCACCTTCGCCCCAAACCAATTGTCCAGAACCATCAGTTTGTAGAGATTGACCTGCACTTCCGTCAGACGTTACAAACTTAACAACACCATTCAATCTTCCTAAATTATCAACAGTGAATGTAGAGTTACCACCAGATTTAAGAGTTAGACCACCATTTGATGGCGCATGGTTGATAATAACTTCACCATCAGCATTTACTCTGACACCATAGTCATTAGATAGAGAAGTATCAATAGTACCAACTCTTAAATCTGCTGTAGCAATAATATTATTTCCAGTCAGAGACAGGTTTGTTGACCCTGTTTGTGATGTAAATGTATCGGATTTTACTATACCAAAAGATGCCGTTTGTGAAGATGAAGCACCTCTGGATAGTACATTATCTAAAGTAGAAGTTTCTGTATAAGCAGTCAGATATCCTGCAGCACCATGATCACCCCAACTATATGCAGCATCCCATGATGTATTATTATAGTTAAGAGGAGTTAATGTTTTAGTAGTCTCGCCTAGAGAAAGAGTAATAGAATCTTGAGGACCAAGATTAGTGATGTTCAGGTTGTTAACAAAATTTTGATTTACTCTCGTGTCAATAGCAGTATTTGCTCTGGCATCTGTATAGTAAAGGTTAGTACCTTCCAGAACAGAACTTGTGGAAAACTCATTGAATGCTAGATCAATTGTTAGGGATCCATTAGCATCATCATAAGTAACCGCTGTTCCCACGCCACCTTGTAATAGGGCAGCGACTCTATCATCTACCTTTTCATCAAAGCTGACATCAATATTATTAACATCAGAAGCAAGGGAGTTAATCTCTTGCCTCTGTTGATCAAGGGTATATGTAATTGGTACGTTTCTTAATGGCATGATACCAGACTATTCCTCTATTTTAGTATTTATCAGTGTGCAATAACTTGAACTGCGATG